CCGTCCGAAGGCGTCGATGCCGCCGATCCTTTCGACACGATTGATACCGAACGCGGAATGGGAATGACGTTGCCCGCCGGCTGGGCGATGAATCAATTGAAAGCCGAACAGCCGACGACGCAGTTTCCAGGTTTCAAGCGTGAGATTCTCGCTGAAATCGCGCGCTGCCTGGGCATGCCGTACAACGTCGCGGCCGGCGATAGCTCGTCCTACAACTACTCGTCCGGTCGTCTTGATCACCGCACTTATTACAAATCTCTGCGCGTCGAGCGGTCCTATTTCGAGTCGAGGGCGCTGAACCGCATCTTCCGCCTTTGGTGGGACGCGGCTTCGGTAATCGACGGCTATCTGCCGGAATCCCTCTACGACGAATACGCTCCGGCGCACTGCTGGCGCTGGGATGGCGATGAGCACGTCGATCCGACGAAGGAAGCCGACGCCAACCTGACCAATGCGTCTTACGGTTTCGCATCGCTCGCGGACATCGTTGCCGAAGACGGCGGCGACGTCGAAGTCATCTGGAAAAAGAACGCCGAGACGTTCGGCATTTCTCTCGACGAATACCGGCGGCTGATGCTCAACAAGCTCATGGGCATCGTCCCACAGCCAAGCGCGCCTGACACTGCGCCTAAGCCGCCTTCCGGCAACCCCAACGACGGAGGCGGCGATGCCTGACGAACGAATTAGCGCGGACATGGCGAAGGCAGACTTCATTATCCCGTCGTCCGGCACGGTGGAAATCACCGCCGCCGCCGATGGAGAAAAGAAGCTGCCGACGTTCTCGTTTCACGGCTATACCGGCGAACCGATGAACCTCAAGGGGTTCTTCAATCCGGTCATTGTCGATCTCGCCGGCGCGCAAGTCGCCGATCCGATCACAGCCTTAATGAATCATGACGACGAGCAAATCGTCGGCCAGGGCAGCGCGACCGTTGATGAAACCGGAGTTCGCGCGACCGGCACTGTGATGTCCGAAGACGCAAACGCGCAAAAACTCGCGACGCTGTCAAAGAACGGCTTCAAGTGGCAAGCGTCCATCGGCGCGGCCATCACGCGCCGCGAATTCTTGGAAGCCGGCAAGAAAGCCTCTGTCAACGGCCGCGAAGTGACTGGCCCGATGGTCATCGCTCGCGAATCGCTGATTGACGAAATCTCCTTCGTCCGCCGAGGCGCGGACTCGAAAACCTCTGCGGCAGTCGCCGCTTCTCGCTCCCCTGGAAAGGTGACTGACATGGAACCGAAATTTGTGTCGTGGCTTCAAGCGAACGGCTACGCCGATGTCGATGGGCTTAATGCCCAGCAATTAAAGCCACTGAAAGCGCAATGGGAAGCGGAAATCGCTTCGCACGACACCACGCCGCGAGACCTCAATCAAGTCTTCGCGACGAAGAAGGCCGAAACGCAGCGGCAATCGGAAATCACCGCCGTAGCGCAAGAGTTCTTGGACGACAATCCGTTTCTCTCGGCGGAAGATATCAGCAATGTCGAACTCCGGGCGCAGCGCGCCATCGCCGACAAGACGTCCGCCAAGGACTTCCATTACGACTTGCTCGTGAGTGTCCAAGCCAAGCAGTCGCATGGACCCTACCGGCCCTACATCCCCGGCAGCCCGAAGCTCAACAGCCGTGTCCTCGAAGCCGCCGTCTGCATGGCCGGACGCCTCGAAGGTCACGAAAAGATGTTTGACGACCAGACGTTGCAGGCCGCTCACGACCAGTTCCGCAACGGCATTGGCCTCAAGCAGATTTTCCTGCTCTGTGCTCAGCAGAACGGACATCACGCCAATTACGCTGGCGACGTGACGATTGAAGCCCAGCGGGCCGCATTCGGAATGACAGCGCCGAACCGCATCCAGGCGGCCGGGTTCTCCGGCCTCAACATCTCGAACGTGCTCTCGAATACCGCGAACAAGTTCTTGATGGAAGGCTGGAACGCCATCGACATGACGCCGATGCGGATTTCCGCCGTGCGTCCGGTGCGGGACTTCAAGCAGATCACTACCGTCTCTCTGACGGGCGATCTGATGTACGACAAAGTGAGCGCGACCGGAGAAATCAAGCACGGCACGCTCGCGGACCTGACCTACAACAATCAAGCCGATACCTACGCACGCATGCTGGCGATTACGCGGAAGGACATCATCAACGATGACCTCGGCGCGTTGACCGCCGTTCCGCGCCGCCTCGGTCGCGGTGCCGCGCTGCTGCTGAACGACATCTTCTGGACGGAATGGCTCGTCCTGGTGTCCGCGAACTTCTTCGTGTCCGGCAACAACAACATCAATACCGGCGCTGCCGATATGACGCTCGGCGGATTGACGGCGACGGAAACGATCTTCATGAACCAGACGGACCCGGACGGCAAGCCGCTCGGTATCCAACCGGCCATCATCGTGGTTCCGACGGCGCTGAAAGCCGCGGCCACGGCCCTCATGTCGCCAGGGCAAAACCTGTTCGTGACTGGTGCCAGCGCCACCATCCCGAACGTCAACGTCTATGCCGGACGGTTCCGCGTCGAATCGTCCCCGTACATCAGCAACAGCAGTTACACCGGCAACACGGCGGTCGGCTGGTGGATGATCGCCAATCCCAGCGACCTACCGCTGATTGAAATCGCTGCGCTGAACGGCCGCGTGGAGCCGGTGGTCGAGACGGCCGATGCCGAATTCAACGTGCTCGGCGTACAGATGCGCGGCTACAGCGACGTGGGCGTCACCCGCCAAGAGAAGCGGGCCGGCGTCTACGCCGACGGCGGTGCGTCCTGATCGAAGTGAAGGCGTAAGAGGGAATCGGCTCAATGAATTCCAGCCCAAGCATCGTTCTCGGAATGCCCGGCTACGGCAAGCAAACTGCCGCAGCCGGGCGCGGGTTCTGGCGCGCCTGTCAGGACTCAACGAAGCTCTGGAATTACTACCAGGCCGGTTCGCTCTTGGCGTCTAATTTCAATCAACTCTGGTGCTTCGCACTGAATCTCTCGCATTCCGGGGAGGACGTCCGTTACTTCGCCATGCTTCACGACGACATCGGGCCGGAAGATTTCTGGCTCGACACGCTCATCGAGGAATTGGAAGCGAATGAATTGGATGTGCTGAGCGCGGCGGTGCCGATCAAGGATAACCGCGGCATCACCAGCATGGCGCTGCACCAGGACGGCGACAACTGGATGCCGAAAGCCCGGTTGTCGATGCACGATGTCTATGACCTGCCGGAGACGTTCACCAGCGACGACATCGGCGCACCCTTGCTACTCAACACCGGGTGCTGGGTCGCGAAGTGGGACACGGAATGGTGTAAGCAAGTCCATTTCGAGATTAACGACCGCATCGTCTTCAACCGCGCGCAGAACCGATATCAAGCGCAAACCGAACCCGAGGATTGGTGCTTCTCGCGCCAGTTGCATGAGATCGGCTCGCCAGGCAGTCCGACCGATGGGATGCGGCCGCTGAAGATCGGCGCGACGCGAAAAATCAACTTGATGCACAACGGCGAAATTGACTTCACGAACGCGCGCCCGTGGGGGCAGTGGAAGTTCGACGAAAATACCTGCACGGAAAGCCCGGTCGAATCGTTCCGCCGGTCAATTGCTCAAACCGAAGACACCCTTATCCCCTTGGAGGTCTGAAAAATGGCGAACACCGTATTTCGACACGGCGATCCGGTGATGATCGACTACACCCCCGGCGGCGGCAACGTGGCGCTGGGAGACGTCGTGCTGCTTGGCACCGTTACGGCCAATACCGGCGGGGCCGGGGCCATTGCGGCCATCGCGCATCACGACATCACGAACAGCACCTTAGGCGCGCTCGCCATCGGCGGCGGCGTCTACGACTGCGTGAATCTCAACAATGCGGCCGTCGGCGCGAAGGTTTATTGGGACGTCGCGGGCGCAACCAACAAGGTGACGACCGTCTCCACCAACAACGCGGTGTTCGGCTTCATCGTCAAGCGCGGCGGAGCCGTGGCGAACAGCACCGACCGGGTGATGCACGCTCCCGCTTATGGAGGCAACTGAGCATGAGGGTTAAATTCGTCGTCAATCTCGGCAGCAAAGACGCCGTGAAGCTGGGTCTCGACCACAGGCAATGCGTCGTTGATGCCATTGTCGAAGTATCTGACGAGGCCGGAAAGGCGCTATGCGCGGTTGGCGTCGCGACGCAGCAAGCGGAGCCGGCCGCTCCGCCTAAGCCGCCGGAAGTCGTGAAGCCGGTTCCGGTTCCTGCGCCGAAAACGGCGACAGCGGCTACGGCCGATGCTGCCGAATCGGACGACAGCGATGCGGCCAAGGCCAAGAAAAAGTAACCAATGACCAACCGTCTCGCCATCGGCGCGGCTCGCTTGGCGTCCCGGCTCGCCAGCCACGCCTCCGAAGCGGTGACGTTGAGCGATGGCGGGTATTCCACCGATGGCTTGACGGCAACGGTCACGCAAGGACGACGGCAGGCGATTGATTCCAATGGAATGGTCATCGAATGGGAATCGACCGACTTCATCGTCACGGCGGCGAGTTTGATCCTGAACGGGAAATTGATCACTGAACCGAAACGCGGTATGCGGTTCAGCCGGATGGCGGGAGCGGTCCAAGAGGTGTTTGAAGTGCAGGCTCCGAGCGGCGAACAACCGTTCCACTGGTCGGATGCGGCACACACGATCATGCGGATTCATACGGTGCAGATGTCGTGACAGCCAGAGTTTCGCAAATCACCGTAGCCTTGGCGGCGGCAATCGCGGCGGAGACGTTCGCGGCCGAATGCGATGTTCGCGCCGTCAGGATGCCGCGGTTCAAGCTCAAGGATGCAATCGAGCGAACCCAGATTCAGGTGTTTGGCATCGGGCATGCGTTCGACTTGTTTGACCGGGCGACGGCGGTTGGCGATCCCGTCTGTCAGATCGGCGTCTTCAAAAAAGTCACCGTTACGGACGGCGAACCGGATGACGATGAAGTCGATGCGCTGCTGCTGCTGAGTGAGCAAATCAGCCTGTTCGCGTTGCAGAAACTGAGTGGTATCGCATGGGCGTCGCCTGTCACCGTTGAAAGCACTCCGCTGTATGACCTGGAGATGTTGTCTCAGGGCGATTTCCTGTCCGTGATCACCGTGACGAATCGCACGGAGATCGAACTATGAACGTCGGCTTCAAGCTGTCGGAAATCAAGAAAATGTTCGTGGACCGAGATGCGGTCACGAGCGCGGTGGATAAAGCGAACCTGAAAGTTTTGGCGAAGTTCGGAGCGTACACGCGAACACGGTCCAAGTCGTCCATTCGGAAAGTCGGAAAAAAAGGGAAGTCATCGCGACCGGGACAGCCGCCGAAAAGCCGCACGGGGCTGCTTAAGAATTTCATCTATTTTGGAGTGGACCCGCAGACGCAATCGGTCGTCATCGGTCCGGCCAAACTGAACAAGCCGGGATTCGCGGCGCAGGCATTGGAAGAGGGCGGACGGTCGATCAGTTCGGACGGGAAGTCAATCACGATTCGAGCCAGGCCGTTCATGAAGCCGGCGTTCGATAAAGAGATTTTGAAAGCGCCGGATTACTGGCGCAATGCGGTCAACTAACGAAAGGGTCGTTCAATGGCTCTCGGACAAGAAGCGCTGCTGTACTACGGCACCGCGGGAAGCACGGCGACGAACCTGATCGACATCGTCAAGATGACCGACTACACCTCCGACGCGGAAGGAGTTGAGTCCAAGTACCGCGACTCCGGCTACGTCAATACGCAGATCGGGACTGCGAAATCCGGAATGAAGATCAGCATGCGGCGCAAGGTCACGGACGCCGGGTATCAGGCGCTGAAGACGGCGCATCTCGCCAAGACGGCGATCGCGCTGAAGACGCTGCCCGTCACCGGTTCCAGTGAAATCATCGATGGAGACTTCGTCATCGTCCAATGGCATCCCGGCCCGGAAGA